GGGCTGCAATCGTGGTCGCCATAATCATAGACGGGAGCGCGCCTTGGGCCGCATACGGCGCATGCGTGTCTGTGACGTTTTACGGTGCGCTCTTGCATTATTGCTTCATGCACGACGAATAAAAGCCCCCCACCCGACTGAGCATCTAAAAGGAAACGACATGATCCAGCTTATCTTTATGAACGCCAACGCCACGCCTCGGATGACGCTTATCAACTGCGATGGCGCGTCAGTTGCGCCCATCATGGCATGGTATGCCGCATATAACAGCGGCGACAAATACACCGTGACGCGCGACGGGCGATCGATGCCCGCTGACGCCATGATCGTTGAAGGACAGGTGAAGCCATGAGCCACGACAACACAGGCGGGCCAGCATTCCCACCGCACCATGACCCCAAGCACCACCCGAGCGGCATGACCTTGCGCGACTGGTTTGCGGCCCATGCGCTCGCAATGGTTATGAAGCGGTTTCAGCCCGGTTCTGATCCGTCGGGTGAGGACATTGCGTTGCAGGCTTATTTCATCGCCGACTCCATGATCGCTGAGCGTCAAGGCGAGCCCTAAATAACAAAAGCCCCGCCCTTTGGCTTGCCTCCCGGATCGGTGGAGGGGCCTTGGGCGGGGCGGATGAGGCAATGTAGCATAGGAGAGATGCGAAATGACAAGGATCAACGAGGACAAGCGAAGCGCTTACAACCTAATGGTCGTATGCGACCCCGCATCGGAAAAAATGCTTGTCGCCGCCGCATTCATGGATCTTTCTGCTGCGGGCTTTGGCCGGGACAAGCTGCTTGAAATGATCGACAGCGAACACTGGCTGGGGCCAGTGCCAAGGTTCGCAGATATGCCAGACCCCGCGCGCATGTCGGCAAACACGCCAAAAGTTCCTACACTCCGACGACCTGACGGGAGGGCCGTGGCTTATTCGTCTCTGCCCGCGTCGGTTCAAGCCGACATGCAGTCTCGCGTTCGCCCTCTTATTCCCCGACGCAGATTTTCCTACTGATGGATGACTTAATCAGCGCTCAACGATAACACAAAAGGACCAACGGCATGTGCCAAGAAATCCGCTACCTCGACGACATCATTGACGACATGGGCATGGCGCGGGCCGCTTTCGGCGACAGTCTGCGCACGCACATCCCAGATGGCGACCTGCCGCGAACGCCCGACAACTGGTGCTGCTGCAACGTGGACATCAACGCCACCGCGGCCGCGCTCGGGCTGACCGTGGATCGGTCTGACAACCTGCGCACGGTGATCTCGTGATGGAGGAGAGAATGCCCGACCAGGACACCGAAGGCCGCGACCTGTCCCCGGCGATGCAGCGCACGAGAGATAAATTCCGCCAGCATGTGGCGCAGCGTGAACGCGAGCGTGTCCGCGTCGCGGAGGAGGAAATGAAGGGCCTGCGGTGGCTGGCGCAGCGCGATCAAGGAGGCGCTGATGGATGACGTCCGCTACGGGGCCGATCACTTCGCGGCGATGCTCCGCGCGGCAACGCCTTGGTGCGAGGGCGCAGACAAAGCCCCGCCACCGCCCCCGCCGCCCGAGGCGCTGCCCCTTACTCGCGCGCCCCGCGTCAAGCGAGGGCCGCAACAGCGCGACCTGCCATACGAGAGCCTGAAGGGTGCGACGTTCCCCATCACCCTCGATGACGGGCAAGAGATGCTGATCGAGGATCTTGTCCGCGCGTGCCGTGTTCTACAACGACGCGGACGCACCAACCGGAACTTTGAGCACATGCTGAACATGCGCGTTGCTGGCGCGACCTTTGCCGAGATTGGCGCGGCGGCGGGCATATCGTCGGCGCGCGCCAACCAACACATGCGAGTTATCTGGCACTGCGCGTCGAAAAGCCCGATTATCCGCTGACAGAAGGAGGCGACCATGACGCCCGAAACCATCCAGCGCGCCGTTGACACCATCCGCGAAATGCAGCGCGACCCCGAGTCCGCGCATTTGGCCGAGGAAGACCTACACCAAGCGGTTCTCGCCGCCATCGCAGGCGGCCTTGTAGACGACCCAGCGGAATGCGCTCGCGTGGCGTTGACGACCGCAGAGATGACGTTCCCGCGCTGGTGAGCTCAGCATTGCTCGCATGTGCGCGGTGCCATATGATCGGCGGGCGTCGCGGCAAAGCGGTCCCTGCGTGGCGACGGCCACGCGCATCGGGTGAAGCGCCAGCCGCGACGCACCCCACCTTATGACCGGCCCCACTGTCTCGGCCTCGTTGCCCCGATACGGGCCGGTCTTCTCACTCCCCCCTGATCGCCTCATCTCGGCGGGCGAAGTGATCCACCGTCATCCAATGCCGGCGCGAGCAATCGCGAAGCTCCACCCGATCCCGCGCCCACAGCGCCCCCACCACATCAGCGCCAAGATCCCCCGCAGGGACCGCCACGGGATCGGCGCACGGCGCGGCCAGCCCCGGCGAGAGCGCGCGCAAGACGCCGGGAGCGACAGGCGCGGTGCGGCCGCACGCGGACAGCGCGACCGCCACCAGCACAATGGCGATCCTCATTGCAGCATTCCCCTGATCCGATCGCCCTGATCCGCCGACAGGCACGGCGCCCCGGTGCGAATGTCGTCCAGCGCCATCAGCGCATTCAACTCGCGCCGCCGCGCCGCGATGCCATCGGCCTCGCGCTTTGCGGTGAGCACCGCCGCCGCGTCCACCGCTTCTGTCTGCGCTGCCACCTCCGCGGCTCTGGCGGCCACACAGCGGCCCCGCTCCGATTGGACGCCCTGTTGGTGAGCGAAGAACAACGCCGCCCCGCACAGCGCCGCCGCAGCGCCCCAGCGCCACGCTCGCGCGGGGACGAGGCTCAGGAGTGCGAGGGGCGCCATCACGCGGCCCCCCGGCCCATCTGGCCCTTGATGAACCACACCGCGCCGCAGACAGCGGCCAGCGCCACGCCGATCCCGATGCCCCACGCCAGCGGGCCCTCGACGCCGACGAAATCCTTCAGGGTGGTCGCGACCACGCCAATGGCCGACACGGCCGCGCCGGTCGTGATGCTCGCCTTGACGGGCGACTTGATGATCGACGTCGCCGCTTCCTTCGCGTCGGGCCGCTGCGCAAACAGCCCGGACGACCTGAGCGCGGACATGAACACGCCGGCGTATCCCGCGATCAGGTCCGCCCGATCCGTCCCGTTGACGATCGCTCGGGCGCCGAAGAAATCCGCGTGACCAGGCGCGATGTAATCCGTCAGGCGGCGGCCGGTGAAGGTGCCGAAAATCATCCCGTCCCAGATGATCTTTGCCGCGATCTCCGGGTCACATGCCAGGTCGGGCGTCTCGATCAGATCCACGCCAAGCCGGTCGCCCGTCCGCTGGTAATTGGCGCGACCCGTGAGCTGCACGAACCCGCGGCCCTTGAACCGCTTCCCATCGCCCGCCTTGGTGTTCCCCAGATCCTTGCGGCCCTCATATGCCGCGCCGCTGGCGATCTCCTCCATGTAGCGGAACCGCCCCGTTTCGTGGTGCGCGGTTGCGAGCACATAGGCGATTTCCCCGAGGCACGCGCCGCGGCTTTGCCCTTCGACAACGAGGGCGCGCAGCGGCTTCGATTGCCACTCCGGGATGCTGCCCCGATAGAGGGGGCGAAGCACGGCGCCGAGAAAAGTGTCCATTGCGCCCGAAGGCATCAGCGGCGCAGCGCCGCCATTCCAAGTTTCGGCCATGTCGGCCTCCCGTATGTGTGGAAAGACCGGGGCCATGACGCAGCCCCGGCGCGTCACTCAGCGGCTTTTCTCGTGCGATCGTGCAGCTCGATGGCCCGCCGGTGAATGTCGTATTGCTGGAGGCGAAGGCGCTCCAGCGCCGTCTCCTTGGCGTCTTCCGCCATGCTTGACGCGCGAACCAAGCCCTCCTGCTTTCGCAGGCTTGAGAGGATCTTCGCATAAGCGTTGAACGGGCCGATCAGCCGCAAAAGCACTGGATCGCGATTGCGAGCGGCCAAGGCCTCCTCAGCGCGACCGGCGCCGGAAAGTCCCTTTAGTTCGAACTCCAGCGCCGATGTGGCGTCTGAAATCTTATCGTATGCCCGCCACGTCGGCATCTCCCCGAAGGTGCGCGTGTAAAAGTTGCGCACGAAGGGAACCTGGTCGAGATCCAGCGGCCGCCCTGCGCTAAGGTCTTCACCCGTCCTGATGGATCGCGTGATGAGCCGACCCACGCCGCCGGTGTAGGCGCTGAAAAGGTGGTCGATCTGCTCGGGCGAAATGTCAATCCACCCCCCGCGGAACGTGTTGCCGCCGGTCGAGTCGTTCAGATATTTTGTGAGAGACTTGGACCACGACGAGACGCTGGGATAATACTGCTCGCTCATCGGGCGCAGATCGCCGGGGTAGCTTGGCTTGATGGTGCTGTCCATGAAGTTTTTATTGCGCACCACCTCAGAGATAGGGTCCAGCACGGTTGGGATTGCCATGGCGAACAAGTCTTGCCCGCCAAGGGGATTGAACGAGTTCAATATGGCCGAAACTATAACCCCCGCGCTTTCGGCCGGAGTTGACCCGTGCAATGCCATCCGACCCATTTCGGTGCCCGCGACCTTGAACACGTTGTAGCCGTAGGAGATCGGCATTTTCCCAAACTCGCCTGACTCACCAAGCCCAAGCGGCGCCCACGCAATGACGATGTTACGCTCTCGAACGTAGTCATCAAGTTTTTTATATTCGTCATCATCCCCAGAAGCCAGAATGGCCTCCAGGAGACCCATGAACATATAGCTCCCAGCCAACGCACGCGCTGTGTTGCTATTTTTGAGCGTCGTGAACATGGCGGCAGAGCCCTGCATCGCGGCGTTGAAGAACATATATGCGGCGTTGATGGCCGGGGTTGCATTGCCCTTTGCGTTAAAGTCCACCGTCACGTTTCGGGCGATAATCGCAGCCGCCGTGCGGGGCACGCCAGCATCCACGGCTGCTTTGTAGGCCGCGATGCGGATTGCGTTCTCGCCTGTGCTGGTGACAACTTCGATTGCTGCGAATATGCGGCCCGGACCCGCATCCCAGAGCTTCTTCATCTTCTTTTCGGTCGTGGCGCCCGAAACCATGTCCTTGAACGCCTCGACGTCCTTGAAGTCGATGTATGACACCTTGCCGCCATCGGCCACAAAGTCCTCTGCCACCTGCTTCCAACGGCTGTTGCCCATGCCGCTAAAATACTGAGCAGCCCCAAGAAACGCGCCGAAGTAATTCTTATACATCGAAATAGCAAGGCTCTTTTGGGTAAGCCCGCCGATCTGAATGCCCGCCGTCTGGAGGTCTCGCAGCATGTTTACGGAGAACCACTCAATGTTCCAAGTCGTGTTGAGTGCCGAAATGGTTCTTGTCAAAGCCCCCACGATGCTAACGAATGCACGAACTAAAGCGCTTCCGTTTTCTGGGTTCATGCTTTTCAAGCCCGCGGCGATGTCCGGGTTTTGGATCGTGATCGCCACCTCCTTCCCGCCGATCTTCACGATCATCACGTTGTCGGCCATCCGGCTGGGCGGAGTAGACTTGAACTTGACCTGCTTGCGGCTCACCATCACCGGGTCGCCAGTCACGGGGTCGATCACCATCACCTTGGATTTGCCGATGGAGCGCGTCACCTCTCGCCGATCAACCTCCCACGCCGCAGGGTTCGGGTTCGCCGTCACGAAGCGCAGAAACGTCTTGCCGACGCGGTTTTTCTCACTGCGCACGATCGTGCTGGCCGCCTGCGTGAACGCATAGGCAAGCGGGCTGTCCGAGCGCGACCGGCGCCCGGTTCTGGCCCGGCTCTCCTGCCCGCGGATGTCGAAGCCCCGGCCTATGCCGTAGCCACTGTCGGCCTCCTCATCCTTAAACCCGCGAAGGGGCACATAGTTGCTGTAGACGGATCGCATGGCGTCGGCGCTCTCTTGCGCGATCAGCCCAGACGACACCTGAAGGTCAAGCGCCTGATCGAGCATCCGCCGCACCCGGCGCGACACCTGCCGGTAAACCGCGGCTTGCGGGGTTGCCTCCGCGCGCGTGATTATCGCGGCTGCTTCGTTCGCGCTCATGCCCGATCCGCCAACCACGTCAGGATCGGTCACGGCCTGCACGAACTGATGGTCCGGGTTATCGACTTCGTAGAGGCGCGCAACCTGCTCGTTTGCCTCGGCCGCGTGCATGGCCGCCAGATAGTCGTCCATGTCGGTGCTCTCGATGCCCGCCTTATCCATCACCTTGATGATGGGACGCACCTGCCCGTCATAGAACTTTTCAAGGCGTGCCCCCGTGCGCCCGATGTAAAGGCTGGCGATGCCATAGGTGTCCTGGTTGAGCGGGGTAGGGGCTCCCGTTGCAGCCTCAACCGCGCGCTGCTGACGCAAGGTGTCGGTTCGGGTGTTCACAAGGCTTCGCTTCCAAAACGTGCCCAAATCTTGCCAGCTTTGCGCCTTCAGCAGCTCGCCCCAATTCCACGGCGCAAACATGCGCGCAAGCTCGCCGCGTGTGCGGGTCTCATAGGTATCAAACGGACCAGGCGGCACGTTTCGGCGCTGCTCGCGGCTAACGATTGTCACGCTGTCGTCGTGGTAGATCACATAGTTGAACGTCCCATCGCCCACCCTGCGCGACCGCCCGTCGAGAAAGCGGTGGCCCGGAATGCCCGCGGCGTGCATGGCCAGCGACGCCGCCTGATCGCCGCCCAGCTTGCGCGACAAGGCGTTGTAGGCGGCTTTGCCGCTCGATGCGGGCCGCTCGCCGTCGAGCAGGCCGCGCATGGCGTCGCGCACGCCTTGCGGCTGTTCGGACATCGGGGTGTCGAACGTCAACATGCTCGCGTCTTCGGGTATTTCGACGGTGTAGAGCGCGCCGGGCTGGCTGTTATCAGAAACGACTTGAGAAATTTCCGAAGCCATTTTGTCAAGAAGATCAACTTCAAGTTTTAGTTCTTCAATCTCAATTCTTCTGGTTTTACCATAAGGGCCGTGCTCCATAGCAACAGCCTTGATTTTTTCACGGGGAACCTTGCTGGCATCAGTTTCCCCGATCTCCATCCCTGTTGTCGGAAGTTTCTGAACTTGTAGAGATGCAATTTCAAAGCCGACATAGCTAATCATACGCTCCATTGCGGCTATGTCTTTTTCAAGCGCCAGAGTTGAATTATTAAGTTTATCAATCTTGTCAGTGCGTTCGGATCGCGCCTCATTGAACCATGTTCCAAAGTCACCATTGCTGTCGCGCATTCTTGATGCCGGAAAAAAGACACTGGTGAGATCCGCGCCGCTAAGTTTTTCACTTCTAAGAAAGGCGTCTACAACATTAGAAAGTGAGCTTCTACCACGGTAATCCTGACCGTTATATGTAAAGTATTGCTTTTCTTTACTGTCGCCGTTTGGTTTTGTAAGGATGTCTCGGTAAAACTTTGCCAGCGACTTCCTGCCCGCGAAATACATGCCCCAGCCGAACGCCTGCGCGCCCTCCCCAGTCCCCATGGCCGACGTGCTGAATTTGGGGAACTTGTGCGGCGACCCATGGAACGCTGACTGATCGCGCTCCACAAAGCGGCCGTCCGGGCCGCGCACCCGCGCGCCGATCGCGCCGCTGTCCACCCGGCCAAACGTGCCATCAGTGCTGTTGAAGCCGTTGCCTTGCACCCAGTTGCCGATCGCCTCGATGACCGACTTGATCTTGGCAAATGCGCGCGCCACCACGTCCGGGGTGCTCTTGCGCTTGCCGTCCGCCCAAGCCGCAAATTCCTCTGCGATCGCTTCCTCACGCCATAGCGCCGTGTCGCCCTCTGGATACAGCGCCTTGACGTTGTGTTTTTTGATCCACAGCGCATCGGCCCGCTTGCTCAGGGCTGACCACTCGCCTGTCGTGAACATGCCACCAAGGTAGAGCGCGTGGATCGCTTCATGGTTCAGCGTGCCCGTGAAATTGTCAGAAGTCGTGTTGATAACAATCGTGCGCGATCCGTCAGAGGCCATCCTGAAGGCGCCCTGAGCGCTGCTACCGCTTTCAACGACGAGCGCCACGTCCTTGAGCCCCAGCGCGTCCAGACGGGCACGCAGATCGCCTATCTGTGCGGCGATCATGGTCTGGGTCGTGACTGGGCCGCGCCGCTCAGATGTGGCGGGCTGAGCGAGAGGGTTCATTTGAAAACGAATGCGAGCGTCTTCGGGGTCAAAGGTTCCCTGGTTGTCGGTAGACTTGATCTGCTCCGGGTCAAACGCGATCCAAACGCGATGCTTCACGCTGCCAGATGTAATTCGGCCTCCACCCATGTGGGTGATGCCGTCGTGCCCCATTGCGCGAAGCGCGTCCTGCATGATCTCGGCGCCCTCATAGCTGGGCATCCCCTCTGCGGACAAAGCGTCTTCGGCCAGCCGATAGGCGTCTTCGTTCGTCACGCTGCCATCAAAATCAGCTTCGTATCGGCTGAACGCCTCGGTCCACGCTTTGATGTCTGCCTTAGCCTCCATGTCCAACGGGTTCTGGATGGACAGGAAAACTTCGTAGATACCCGGCGTTACCTTGTCGCCACGAGCGATGATCGCCTTTGCGCCCTTCTCGGTATAGGTTTCAGCCATCTCGCGTAGTTGGGTGAAATATCCACCCATGCCCATCAGGCCATAGTTGCCCGCATAGGTGTCGAACATATCAAAGCCAAAGCGTGCCGTGCCGTGATAGACGGTCAGCGGGTTGCCGTCGGCATCGACCACCTTGCTTTTTCGGAACCATTTGTTGAACGCGGTGTCGCTCGCATCGCCGCGCCGCTCGCGGGTGACGGTGCCGTTCACCGCGTCAACAAACTTGGTGCGCTCGGCCGCGCTGAAAAACTGGAAGCCGGGCACGGCCCCGCCGGACTTGTAGGCGGAATAGTGCCCCCCGTTGGCCTTGGCGATCGCCAGCACGGCCGAATACGCCTCTCTCGACAGGCGCGCGCCGCTGGTGGCGACGAACACGGGCATGTCGCGCTTCACATGGCGCGTTTCAGCTAGGTCGAACTGCACGCCAGCCACCGGCGCAAGATCCGCGACTTCAGGCGCATCGACAGGAAGCGGGGCGTCCTTCGTTTTGGGCTCCAGGCGATCAGCGATGGAAAGCCCCTCCATCGCGTCGAAAAGCTGGTCGATATTCGTTTCGCCGGTGAAATCCACACTTTTCTGCGACAACGCGGCGGCGATTTCAGGATCGGACTGCTTCTCCAGAACGATGATCTTTGTGGCGACCTTCGTTCCAGCGCGCTCGAAAGTGACCGCAGGCAAGGCGATGCTGGCAACCTCATAGACGCCCGACATCCCGCGCTCGGCCATCACGCGCGCATAGGCCTTGTCCGCAGCGGGGCCGACAGGCACAAGCGCCACGATCCGTCCGCCGTTGCGCAAGTGCGTCGCGGCCTTGGCGACATGCTTGAACGCCGTTGATCCGCCGACGCCAAACGGCGGGTTCATTACGATCGCGTCGAATTTGTTGACGACGTGCAGATCCTCGAACGTGCCCGTCTGCACATCCGATCCTGGCGCCGCCAGCGCAGCCCGCGAGGACAGCGACGGGGAGGGCTCGATCAGCACCCGATTGCTGGTGTCGGGCATCCAGCGCGCAATGGCTCCGTCCCCGGCCGAAGGCTCCAGCACGTCCTCAAGGGTCTTGATGTTGGCCAGTTGCACCATCTTGAGACCGACCGGCTCTGGCGTGGCGTAGAAATCCGCGCCCTCGCGCTGGTCGCGGCGCTGCCCCTTGCGCTCAAGGCGCCCGAAGAAGCGCACCTTTGCCTGCTGCCAAGGCGTTATGCCGCCCCCAAGCCGTCGATCCGCCTCGCGCCCGCCAGTCCCGTCGCTGGCCGTGGCGCTATGCGCGGCCGTGTCCGAGAAGGCCTCGATAAAGGAGTCGCGCAGGGATCGCGCATCGTCCCCCAGCGCAAGGTTTTCCGCAGTGCCGGCACGCGCGGCCATCGTGTCCGCAAACGCCTGCCGCTCCCACATGGTCCCGGTGTTCAGGTAGCGCATGACCGCGTTGGTCTTCATGCCCAGCCGGGCGCCGCGGCCCTCTTGCTGGATGGCGCGCGTTGGGCGTGTTGGCAGGCCAAGGTTGAACATCACGCGCTGGTGCATGCCCGTCGTGTCGTGAAGCGAAATGCCGCTTTCGCCCGCGTCAGACTGCACGATCAGCAGGTCAAGCCCAGAGCCATCCCGGTTGAATTCATCCTTGGACGCTTCGCGCTTCTTCGGAGACACGGTGCCGTTATAGACAGCAGCGCGCTTGCCGAATGTCTCGGTCAGCGCGGCAATCGGGTTGGCGTAATCCGCGAATTTCAGATCAGCGACATATGGGTTTCGCCGCAAAAATTCGTCCATGTAGGGCTGGGCGTAGACCTCTTTCTTGATGTTGAGGCCTTGCTCCGACTTTACGTTGATTGTGATCTTTTGGCCCTTGGGTATGGACACGCGGAACGGGTCAAACCCAGACCCCTTGTTGTAATCGTGGAACACGAACACCTTGCGCCCCATTGCGAGGTGTTCCTCGATCATGGGGATGACGGCGCGCGCTTTGATCGCCTCAAGCAATCGCCGCTGCTCAAGAAACCCGAAATTCTTCTTGATGATCTGCTCGTAAAGCGGCCGAAACTTTCCACCGTCAGCCGACATCAGGAACGTCACCGCCTGGTCGATGCGCTCGCCCACGCTGTCGTCCACCGAAACGAATTTGCGGTCGTAGTCTTTGTCCACCAGAAGCGCGCGACCGGACAGCGCGCCTGACTGCTTCAAATCGTTGTGAAATTGGACCTCGAACAGCTCAGATTGCACTCGGCTTTCAGGCTGCGTCAGCTTGTTATAACGGATGCGGAAGCCAAACTTCTCGACCATGAACAGGTTTCGCCCGCTCTGGCGTGATCCGCTTGGCGTGATCCCGGACTTGGGATAATCGAACAGATAACCGTTCGCGTAATCAACATTTTTTGCATAGGCGAACGGCGTCGCGGAGAGAAACACCACCTTAGAGCGCGGCTTCGCCTTAATTTCCGCACGGACGATTTCCTCGGCCGCGTAGAGCTTTTTATTGAGCTCGTCGCCTCGCTTGGTTCGCTCGATCGTGGGTCGGCCTTCGTCTGCCAGCGCCTTGATTTTCTCCCGGATGGGGCGGATGTCCTTATGCGTGCGAACGCGCTCGCGGACGCCATCGGGATGCAACGAAAGGGCGCGCAGCGCGGTCAGCGCAAGCGTGTCGCCCGCACCTGCGTTGCTCATCAGGTTGTCGGCTTCGTCGGTGACAATCAGATCCCAATCGGTGTCGCCCAATATCTGGTTGTCACCCATGTTCGCGTAGGTCGTCGTCACAACGCCGGTGCCAGTGCTCGACGTGTTGGCCAAGCGGTTGGTCTTGACCTTCAGGCCATTAGCGGCCTTTTCCCAGCCAATCAAAATCCCGTCGCTCGGCGCGATGACGAGAATGTTCGCGTTCGGGTTCTGCATCAGCGTGCGCTTGATGATCCCCAAGCCCGTGAAGGTCTTCCCGGTTCCGGTTCCGTTGGTGAACATCATGCCGAATTTGCCGTCAACGATCAGCCGCTTTTCGGCCTTCACGACGTCATCCTGCTGCTCGGCAAACAGGCTCGGCAGGGTCTTGCGGACGTTCTCAAGATCAGCGGCGACAAAGGCGCCCGGCGTCAGGTCATCGGCGTTTCGATCATCGCCTTCCTGAACGATGCTTTCTCCGCCTCGTTCATCGGAGCTTCCCGTTCCGCCATCAGCACCGCTTCCTCCACGTCCTCCAGCGCTGGCAGGCTTAGAAGCCCCGCGCGCGCCACCGCGCGGCTCTCCCACAGCAGCGGGCCGATTTTGAGAACCAGAGCGGCCACCATCCCGCTGCCCGTCACTGCCGTCAATCGCGCTTCCTCCAGCGCCAGCGCCTTGCCCAAGTGCTCCTCCGGCAGTGGAAACATCTGCATCGCCCACGAGGTTTCCAGCGTTTGCGTTTCCGCTATCCGGTTCCACACCGCCGCGTTTGCCTGATACATCGGTCGTCTCCAAGTTGGCGTCAATTTCCGCGAGGGCGGCGCGAACGGCATCCGGCCCGTCCATGCCAGAGACATCCCCACCCATGTCCTCGGTCATATCACGCGCGCCGTTATACCAAGACCGGAGATATGGCCTTAGCTTGGCAACCGTGGTGCCCAAGTCGCTTGCAATCGCAGACGCGAACGCCTTGAAAGTCCGCGCGCCACGCTCGACGTGATACACAGCCATCTCAGCGCCAAGCGCCATAATTTCAGGGTCGATGCCGACGTTGAGCTGGTTCTTTAGCTTGTCCTTCAGCTTGGCGCGAATTTCAGCCATCCGCTCATCAGTGACAAGCGTATTTTTGCCACCGGCGGGCGTGGGCGCTGCCGTGGGCGCGGGCGGCGTGGGCGCTGCCGTGGGCGCGGGCGGCGTGGGCGCTGCCGTGGGCGCGGGCGGCGTGGGCGCTGCCGTGGGCGCGGGCGGCGCGGGCGCTGCCGTGGGCGCGGGCGGCGCGGTGGTGGCCGTGGGCGCAGACGGCGTTCCGAACATATCGTCCTGATCGCGCGCGCCGAGGTCGAACAAGCCGTCATCCGGCGCCTTCTGCGGGGCCTTCGGGCGCATGGGGGCCTTTGCGCCTTGCGCGGCCATCTGCGCCCCGCTCGCCTGCTCAGCGCCGGGGATGACCGCCTGCGGACCTGCGGCGGTGATGTCGGTTGCGCTGGGCGTCAGCCCTTCTTGCGCGCCTGCTCCGCTTGCTGCTCCTTGCTCGGAAAGAACCGGCGCTGCATCTCCGCCAGGGCGAACCCCGTTAGTCCCGCCTGGAACTTCGTCGCTGGCTTTGATGGCGTCGAGGAACTGCTTGCGGGCTGCGCCGACTGTGAGGCTTCCATCTTTGACGCCTCGGGCTGCTTCATTGAGCGCATCTGAAATCGGTCCTTTTCTCTGTGACAGCTTCTCGATCGTCAGGGACAGGCGATCATTCGTCGCCATGCCAGCCGCGTTGGCCTTACCGTCAAGCACATTTCCCGCAGACGATAGCATGTCCTCGTCCCGGATTACCGTTTTGAACGCGGATTTGGTCATGCGCAGCGTTTTCATCGCGTTGTCGAGGACGCGGGCACGCTCGCGGATCAAAGTGTCGGTGAAAACTTCCTCGCCAAACAGGCCACCTTGGGTCTCCTGCGTGAAGCCTGCGTTTTGGATCTCGCCAATCAGCAATCGTGCTTCGTTGGCGGTTCTGGGCTTGGCGGCGATCAAGGCCGTGGCCACAGCAGCATGTTGGGACTTGTCGGTGACAAGGCGCCCGATCTCTGCGCCTTGTGCATCAGGCAAGCGATCGTTGACCACTAGGCCCCAAGCGTCATCGCTCAGTTTGGCCAGATCAGCGCCGTCACGATAAGCAGTGCGTTTCGGCGGAATAAACTTGGCGGCCTCGGCGCCCATGCCCGCGCGGAACACACGCGCGATGTCGCGTGCTTTTGTGCTCTCGCCACCTTCAGCCAGGTTTTTAAGCGCACCCTCAGACATGGCGGCTTCAGCAGTCACGCCATCCGCTTCGCGCAGAACCTTCGCGCGCAGGGTGACATCGGGCTGCCCGGCCGCCTTGGCGCGCTTGGCAAGGTCAAGGCGCTGATGCCCATCCACGATGTATCGGGTGCCGTCGTTGGCCTCCCATACAACCGCGATGCCGGAATAGTCGTTGCTCCACTGGAAGTCGCCCGCCAACGCGCCGGTGACGCCTGCCGCATCGCCGCCGTCCTTGAACTGGAACCGCTTCGGGTCCGCGACAACGCTCTCCGGGTCGAGCATGACCAGATCGCCATCCGCGGCCACTGCGGCCGCGGCAACCTCGGGGGCCTGCGGGTTGGCGGCGTCGGGCTCGGCCACGGCCACCGGCGCGGGAACGGGCACAGGCTCCGTCGCCATGTTGAACGACGCGGGGTCGCGGATCGCCGGATTGCGCGGCGGCGCGACGGGCGCCGGAGGCGGGGGCGGCGCGGTGCGAGGATCGCTGGGCGACCTGGCGCCAGCGCGCTCGTCATCGCGCAGCGCGGACGTGTCGGGCAGGGGCGCGACCTGTCCCGGCTGCACGGGCGGCGTAATCGCAGGCGGGGGCAGGCGCAGGATCTCGGCAACGCGGCGCTTGCCCGCCTCGATCAGCTCGTTGCTGTTCGCCGACGCGCGGTCGGCCGGGGTCAGAAACGGGCTGTCGGGGCTGGACATATCCACGTCGGCCGCGGCCAACGCCGCTGTCGCCGCTTCGCGCGATGTGGGCGCCACGCCGTCGTCGAGCGCCTGCTGCACCGCTTCGGCGCGCTCGGCGCCTGACATCGACATGATGTCGGGGATTGTGTCGCCCGCGCCCAGAAGCACCTGCACGTCGTCCATGAGGCTTGCCGCCGGCGTTGCCTCGGGGTCAGCGCGCGGGGGCGCTACAGGCGGCACAGGCGGCACAGGCGGCGTGCCAGACGCCGGGTCAAAGAGATCCACCGGATCGCCTGGGGCGGGGGGAGGCGCGTTCGGGTCACGTCGCGGCGGAGCGCCACTGACGGCCATGCTTCCCGCGCCGATGCCGCCGCCTAAGATGGCGCCGACAAGCGCAGCCTCGCCAACATTCGCGAACTGGCTGCGCTCGGGGTCATAAATCCCGATTGCGACGAGGTTGTTCAGCCATTGCGACAGCCCCTCTTGCGCCGCTTCCTCGCCCGCCGACATCGTGAGGTGCGCCAGCACGCGGACCAGCTTTTTTGATGCGCCGCCGGTTAGGCGGTCAAGCGGCTTGAGCGCCCGCAGGATGGGCACGGCCTCCGTTGTGCCGATAAGCGCGCCAAGCCCCGCGGCATTCAGCGCGTCCTCTTCGCTGGCGCCGTTCATCAGGGCATCGTCATACTGAGACCCTGCGCCTACGGCCGAGCCAGCGACAACGATGCCGGGCAAGCCTGTGACAACCGCGGCGACAAGGAATCCGGCCATGGAGCCAGCGCCTTGGGGGAGCGTCGAGGTGAAAAAGTCACCGTCATAGGCGGGATTTGTCTGGAACGTGTCCTTGGCGAAGTCGCTGATGCCTTGGCCCGCAGCGTAGAGGGCGGTGCTTTTTGCGGCGGGGTTGTCCATCCGCGAGCCGAACATCTGGCGCGTTTGCTCCGCGTTTTGCTCCGCGGCGACAAGATCTCCAGAGATGTCCTCACCAGTGGCGCCGCGGCGAGCAAGGTTCACCATGATGCCCGAGTGATACTCCTCGGACTGCTCTTGCATCCGCGCCTGCTGCTCGTTGCGCTGCCCCTGCGTGTAGGCGCGCACGGCGGCCACGCCTTTGGTGGCGACACCCGCCATGTCAACAAAGCCTCGCCCCACCGAGTTTATGGCGCTGCCGAAGCGCCCTTGCCCGGTGTCGATTGCTGGAGCGGGGGTGGCGGCGGGCGTGACTATATCGTCAGCCCACCAGTCGTCCTGCTTGCCATCTTCAGGCTTCGCGATCTGATCCGCTGTCCACCAATCTTCGCTCACAATGGCGTCCTCCCAGGAAGGCCGTTCGGGGCTATGTAATCCGTCCCGGGCGGAAGCGCGTCTCGCTCCTCCCGGGTCTTCGGGCGAGGAATTTCAGCGCCACGCGGCGCGGTCGGCGCGGCAGTCGTTGCTTGCACGGCCGCCTTCATCGCTTTTGCTACCACCTCCTGAGCGGGCAGACCAATATTTTCGGGGCTGGTCAGAACCGCGGAGAAAATCTGGTTGTAAAGTTTCTCGTTGGCGTCAGCGGCCATCTTGATCGGCTTTCCGTCTGGACCGTCCACTTCCACCACCTTATTGCCCACGCGATAGCCTACAGTGCCGTCATTCGTGCGGATGATCGTTCCGCCGTTCGCCATCGTCTGGGCAAACTCGTCAGCCCGGGCGGCAAGGGCGCGCGTCTGCGTAGCTTCGTCAGCCGCCACCCTTTCGGCCAGCATTCTCTCTTGTAGCTCACGGTTTAAAAGCCCCTCGCTGGCACCTTCCTTCGCGGCAAGGGCGGCGGCGTCGGCTCGACTCTCGGCAAGCGCTGTCGCCGCGTCCGCCGCCGCTCCAACGCCTGTGGCCGCCGCGTCAGTGCCCCTCTGGTTGGCAACGGTGGCGGCGTCTGCGTTGACACCGGCGGCGGCGGCGTCGCGCGCGGTGGCGGCGGCGCGCGTCTTGTCGGCTTCGCTGGACACAAAAGCCCGCTGCTCTGCCGCGCTCATAGCGTCAAACTCGCGCTTGGCCTGTGCGTCCAAGTTGCCGCGGAAATAGGCGAGATCGCGGTCTTCAACCATCTGCGCCCTCGCATCGCCGCGGACGGTGGCGGCGTCCTCGCGCGCAAGAACGGCGGCGTCGGCGGAGTTGCTAGCGCGCAGGTTCTCAAGCTCCATGGCAAGCCTGGCCGCTGCGGTCTGAGCGCCCGCGTTGGCGCTGCGCGTGGCGGCGTTTTCGACTGCCTGAAAGGTTTGACCTTCCTGCCGCTCGCTGGTCGCGAACGTGCGCTGCGCCTTGTTTTCGTCAGCCTGAAAATCTCGCCCTTCCTTCGCCATAAGCTGATCGCGCGCAAACTTGATCTCAGCCTGCCGCTCCTCCTTCGCATCCGTCGCCTGCTGCACCAAACCCTTGCCCACACCAGCGGCCGCGCCTGCGAGCGCGTATGAAAAAATCCCGGCCATATCACATGCCCCCCTTGTCCATGCGGCGCTGCTCGGCGCGGCGCTGCTGGCGGTTCATCGGTGGGGAGCCACCAGCAAGAGGCGTCGGCCCGGACGGCGGCGGCGCAGCTTCGGACGGCATTCCACCTAGCATCAGGCCACCGGGCGCCGGCCCGCCAGTGTCGCCGGAAATCATCCCTTGGTTGGCGCGGATCTCCTCCATCGCGGCGGCCGAGCCCTCCTTGGTCACAATGCCCATGCCCTGAAGCGCCACGCGCACCTCATCGAAGGCGCGGATAATCGTCCCCTGGAGCTTCTTCTTGTCCTGCGAAAACGCGAACACGTTCGCTTCCTCCGACCGCTCGATCACGTTCTCAATGATCTCGTTGATCCCGTGCAGCATCACATCGTCGGGCACCTTGGACTTCGACTTCTGCACCGCCTGCATGACGCGCGTGACGATCGCCGCCGACACCAGCGCGACCCCTTCGGCCGGGTCTTCGGTGTCGAGCGACGTGATGATTTTCGACCTGGCCGCCTTGTCGTTCAACATCAGCACGCCCGACGCCACGAACTTGTCATAGGTCTCTTGCTCGCCAGCTTCGGCCGCCACGCCGGGGTCCGCCGGGTTGGTTACGCCGAACACCGCATCGGATGTCGCGCCGCCGGGCGCGGGCGGCTGCATGCCGCTCATATTGTCGGGAAGTTGCATGGCTCGCCTCGCTGGGGAATTGCGCACAAGAAAAAACCCCGGCCGTTGAGGGCCGAGGTCTGGGTCGCCGGATCAAAGGGGGGCGATTAGGCGGAGCGAACCACCTGTCGGGCTTCGCGGTCGTAGATGTATCGACCTGCCGTGCGCGATGGCGCCGAAGCGGCAGCAGGGGGCGGTGCGGATGAATTTCGCGAGAACCGTTCGCTCGGCGATTGGAATTGCTCGTTGGTCGGGATCTTGGCGCTCTCAAGCCGCTTGTAGTCAATGCCATAGCTGTCGGTCAGGCGGCGTTGCTCCGCGCTGGCCGCGTCCGTCTCCGCACCGGCGGCCATGCCAGTCATCGCGCCCTTGCCAAGCCCGCTCACCGCTTCGCCGACCAGAGCGCCGTTGCGCTCAAGCCAGCCGCCAGTGCTGAACAGGCCGCCCGAGGCGGGCGTGGCCGCGCCCGTGGTGGCCGTCCCCGCCTGAGCGACGCCCGCCGGTCCAGCCGCACCAGGCATTCCCGCCGCGCCCGTGGTGCCAGCGCCCGTGGTGGCCGCGCCCGTGGTGGCGCTGTCCAGCGCGACGCCTGCGGGGCCGGCAGCGCCCGGCGCTCCCGCAGCCCCCGTGATCGGCGGTGGGGCCTTGGCGAACGTGTTCGCAAGCGGATCGACGTTGAAGCCCAAGCCGCCAAGCGCGCCGCCCGTCACCGCGCCAGCCACCGCGCCACCCGCAGCACCTTCGAGAATGTCCCCGCCAGTGATCGCCGCCATGCCGCCGCCGATGGCCGCGCCATAGCCCGCGCTCGTCAGCGCGCCCGTCATAATCCCCGCAGCCGTTCCACTCAGCCCAAGAGAGGACGTCACCCCCGCCGCCGCCGCGCCCCAACCGCCCGCCATGGCGCCGACACCAAGCGCGGCGCCCGCGGTGAACACGACCGCGGCGATCATAAAGACCGCGCCAATGATCTTGCCGATCGTGGACTTCGTGACCTTTTTGAAGAATTTCTTGACGCTGCTGAAAAAGCCCATGACGGCCTCCCGTGTTTATCTGTCTGAGGGGTTGAACATATCAGCTATGGCCGTCTGGTTGTTGGCGGCGGGGGCGGAAGCGGGATCGGCCTAGGCAACGAGCGGGTCCCACTCGATGTTGATCGCAAAAAACGTCTCGGTGACGGCGACCCGCCTGTCGAGCTCGCGGCGGGCAAGACCGATCTGCGCATCACGCTGCTCCGCGCTCATGTTCGTGTTCGCCATGATGCCTTGAAACTGCATGCTGTAGTTTGCCTGCGCCGCGTTGAGCATTCCTGCCGCGTTGGACTGCTCCGCCGCGCCGAGGTTCATCTCCGCCAGCCGCGTTTGCATGCCACGATCCAGCCCGCGCTCCGAGGTGTCGGATGCGATCTGCGTTGCCTGCCGCTGCGCGCTTGCGGTCACGTCCGCCGCTTGCAATTCCTTCTGCGCGGCGATGTCGGTCTGCTGGATGTCCTGACGCGCTGCGATGTCGTTCGCCGCCAAGCGCTCCTGAGCCGCGATCTGCTGGCCCTGAAGGTCGCCGCTCTGCGTGAAGTCCTGATAGGACCGATTGGCCGCCGCGCCCTGCGCCGCGTTTTGCGCCGCGATGGGCATGGCGCGGTCGATCATGGCGCCGCTGGCCGCGCCCGCCGCCATGGACGACGAGAGCAAGCCCCGCGACGCCGCGGTCTGCATGCCCTGCGTGCGCGCCTGCACCATCAGCGGGCTATCTCTGGCGAGAAGGCCCGTCATCTCCTTGGCGACGTTTTGGTTTTGGTTTGGGTCTTGCGGCTTGGGAACGGTGGTCATCCCCGTGACGGTGGGCGTGAGTGCCATGGGTTATCCGATCTTTTCGATTTCGAGGTGGGCGTAGAGCTCGCGCTCGCCAGTCTCACCAGAGTCACCAAACCCAGCGCCTCCGTATGAAGTTTGGCAGTAGTGCTGGAGCTCAATCACAGTTGTTGCGCCAAGCGTGAAAATACCAACGATCGCGCTTTCAACGTATCCGTTGTCGGAAGAATACGCATAGTTTGAACTGCCGATTAAGAGCGTAGCTGACGCAGTGATGCTGTATAGGCGCGCTGCGTTGCTGTTCACTCTGTAAGCAAATGCGCCACCGCGAACACGATACGTCCCCGCTAGTAGGGTTACTCTGTTGCTGGCAAGGGATGCGCCGACGCTGTTATGCTGGACGGTGTTCAAGTCCCGCGTGCGCCACGCTCCTGAGTCAAACGTGCCGCCGTTTGTGCCGCTGGCCTGCGTTTCTTGCACGATTAAAAATTGGCGAGCGGCCGTGATCGTCGGGTTGCCCGACACCCCATCGCCGTTCGTGACGGTGATGCCGGTTCCCGCGGTGAGCGTCCTTGCAGCCCAGGTGCCCGCCGCGGTGCGCGCAAGCAAGCCGTTCCCACCGGGCTCGACCGCCGTGCGAACCTGCGCCGCCGTCAAGTCCACCGGAGCGCCGGCGCCCGCCGCCGCCGCACGACCCTTGATCGTAGCTTCCGCCATGTTTGCCAGCTTGGCGTTTGCAAGCGACGCATCGACCGGCGCGAACGTAATCGTGGGGTTGGCCGTCAAGCCGTTGCCGTTCGCAATGGTAATCCCGGCCCCTGCGATAAGCGTGCGCGTTGACCAATTTCCCGACCCGCCATTCACGAGCATGCCCGAAGACGGGGGAGCGATGATCGCCCGCGTTTGCGTGGCGTTCAAATCAACGGGTGCGCCCATGCCTGTCCCATCCGCTCGGCCCTTGATTGTTCCTTGCGCGGCGTTCGCCAAAATAGCGTTCGTCACCGAGCCATTGGCGGGATCGGCAGTGATCGTCGGATTTCCCGCAACGCCATCGCCATCCGCGACGGTAATGCCGGTTCCTGCGGTAATCGTCCGCGAAGCCCACCCGCCCGCCGTGATGCGCGCAAGCAGTCCGCTCGTCCCCGGCTCCACGATAGCCCGAACGCCACCACCCGTCAGATCCACGGGGGCGCCAGTGCCAGCGCCAAGCGCACGGCCTTTTATCGTCGCCTCTGCCATGTTGGCCAGCTTCGCCGCTGTCACCGCGCCATCCGCCAGCTTCGCCGTCGTGACCGCGCCATCCGCCAGCTTCGCCGCTGTCACCGCGCCGTCGGCTGGAACGACCCCGACCACCGTGCTGTTGAGCCGGAACACGGTCCCGTCATACCGCAGCGTCACAATCCCACCGGCCAAGATCATCCCGGCCACAAGCTGATCGCCGTTGAAATCGCGGATCTGCTTCGCGCCCAAGCCGTTGATGTTGACAGTGCTCGCCCCGGTGTTTCCAGCGCCCGCGAGCATGTCCACCGCCGTGCCCGGCTCGTAGCTGGGCAGCGCAGGCGAAAACGCCATGGCATAGGTGTTCGCGGGGCCAGTGCCCGAGGCGAACATAACGCGCCCGGACAGCATCTTGGCCGACGTGGGCAACGTGTCGAACGCGGCCTCGACGGCTTGGAAGCTCACACTGACGTCCGTGGACCGCGCCATGGTGAACGGAGCCGCTGAGCCTGCATAGTTGAAGAACGTGTTAGACATTGCCTTTCACCCTCCCTCTCTTTGAGTAATCCAGCGTGAGAACAGACAGGGTGTGCGGCGCCTCGCCCGCTGCATCCGTGCTTATGGCGAGGCTGATGTTGAAGCCGATCGCGTTCAGCTCAACGTCCGCGGTCCCAATCACCTGAGCCGACCAGTTGAACGCATTCCAAAACGAGGTATCCCAGAAACCGCCACCGCCTCTGACCGAGAAATCTTGCGATTGCGCAGGGGCTTGGTCCGGGTTTCCGTAGGAAAATTCAGCAGTCGCGGTCAGGCTGTTGGATGAGACCCCATCAACCTCGACGTGTGCGTAGTGCCACTTCTTGTAAATTCGCGGCGTGCCTGCGGCGAAAAACGCAAGCCGAACCATTGCCGTCAGGTTTGCCCCGTCAAAATCAACGCCGCTGTCGAAGTGGTAGACGAACCCGTCCGCCCCCCCGATCATCGCCTTGTCGGTTCCATCAGGGCCAAGGCCCGAAAACGCGCAATGCGCGATGATCGGCAGATCCATCGGCATGATTTCGGGGAATTTGCGCCCGACGTAGAGCGAAAGCCCCGACCCGTCCGAGTAGAAAACGCGGTAGAGGTCCAGGCTGCGCAGGCGCATCGACGCGACCGGAGTGTCGCCGCGGGCATCGGCAAGCTGGATCAGCTTCTCGACCGAACCAGACAGGCCGCCCATCCGCCACCCACCGAGCGCCTGCGTGGCGGTCAGTTTGCGGATCGCGCCCGTGTCCATGTAGATCGGGGTGTTGATGAGCTGCGCGGTGTGCCGAACCGCGCCGCTATCTCCAGACACAGGAACCATCCGAAAGTCCGCGGCGCTGGTTCCCGTGACGTAATCCACCCGGCCTTTGGCAAAGAGCGTCAGCACGCCAGCCGATTTCACGGCGCCCACCGGCTCGTCGCCGACCGCGATTTCACCGGCGCCAGCGATCGCCCGGAAGTCCAGCGGCTCCCCGATGCCGGAAAACAGCCACGATCCAGCGTCGAACGAGAGCCACAGGTGATGCCCGTATTCCGCGACATGGCGAGGGGTGTCGAAGGTGCTGGGGACCGGCGCGCGGATAAAGGTGAACACCGACCCGTCCCACTCGAAGGCGCGGCCGACGCCATTGGCGCCATACATCCGCATCAGCGACTTGGCGCCGAAAAAGTTGTGGTTGAGAAATTGATAGGTGCCGCCTGGGGGAAGCACATTCGCGGTATCGGCGCCGGCAAGATCCGCGGACCCGCCCGCCGTTGTAGCGGTTGCCGCGGTGAATGCCCCGCCCGCCACAGAGGACAGCGCCAAGTAGCCAGCGGCGTCATTGTCGCCCCAGTTGCCGCTCGTGAGGATAACGCGATCCACGGTCGCCGTGACGCCCCCTTGGGTCAGCGTCTCGCCCTCGACAAAGGCGTCGGTGCCGTCGGTGAATGAAATCGTCCGCCCGAGGTTCTGAGCCGTCCATCCCGTCGCGCTGGATTTGAACAGCACGGCCGACGCGGCGCCGGTTGCATCGCGCACGGCATAGTCGAACCCGCCGAACGACCAGACGCCGCGCACGGGGCCCTCGCCTGCGGGCTTGGCGATCAGCGCGCGCCGCCGGGTCCGCTCCGCCAGCAGCCAAGCGGTGTTCTCGGCGTCGCTCGGGGCGCCGCCCGTCACGGCGACGCTGGCGCTGGTGGCCACATCGGACGACGACACCTCCAACGCTTCGCCCAATGCGAACGTGCCCGTGACGGCGGCAAGAGCGACGTATCCTACAGCATCGCCGCCCGCGACAGTTCCGGCCGTCACTGTGGCGTCAACGACCACGATGCCCGTAGCGCCGCTGGTCGCGCCCGTGAGCGTGTCTGCCGCCGAGATCGCCGCACTCCCGCTTGAGAAGTAGATCATGGCGTAGGCGGCGTCCGAAGGGGCCGGGAGGCCATCCATGCGCTCGTATCCGGTCAGGCGCCGGTAGCCCTTGATGTCGGGCTCGTAATTAAAGCCGCCGATCGCGCTCCCCGGCGACATTGCCATCGCGGGGGTCGCAAGGTCCAAGCCGCCGGCGAGCGCGAATGAAACCGGGATCTGGGTCATGCGATCGGCCTCATCGCGCGGAAGCTGAGCGTGGGAAGCTGGTCGTTCGCCAAGCGCAAACGCGACTTCGCGGCGGCCAGCTTCCAATCGGGCAGTTGCTCAAAACTCTCGGTGCCCACTGCGAGCAAGACCAACGCCTCACGCCAAATTAGGCTGTGATATTGCGCGGGCATCTCAGGAACGTCGGTGTCCACCTCAAGCGACTGCGGGGCCTTCTGATATTCGCCGCGGATCTGATAAACGATGTCGGGCGTGGGCCAAATGACAAGCTCGCCCTGCGGATTGACGCTCCACTCGATCGGGCGGTTTCTCGCATCGCGCGCTTTGCCGGTCAGGCGCTTCGAACGAAAATCCGGCCACTCGATGAACTTCAGGCTGTTCTCGCGACGGTTGGTATCGTTTGGGTCCGAAATCGTCACGTCCGCGGTCTTGATGAATTTTGAATGCCGCGTGGCATCGAGGCTCACCGCACCGTAGACGCCAAGATCGGCAAGCAGCACCTTGCTGAACTCATGGCGCATCCAGAGCCAGTCGTTCTTCATCTGCTGGACGTCGATCCAAGCGTCATAGGTCCAGCCGATGATCTTTTTGATGTTCCCGGTTTGGTTCACAACCGTCGCAGGGAGTGCAAGGCCAGACACGGTTCCGCTCTCCTGCGCCGTCTTGCGACACAATTCCAGAAACGTCATGTCAGCCCCGCTCGATCAGTTGGTAGGGCTCGCGCTTGACCTTTTGCCAACCGACCAAGCGGCCGTTCTCGTCACGGACAGGGCGGTCTTGCACGGCGTTATCCAGCGCCTGAGTCACCGAGTTTGGGACGACGACAGGGACGTCGCGCATCATTTTGAATACGCGCCCGTTGATGGAAACGCGCCCATACGGAAGCTGGCCTTCAAGGACCGCCAGGCGGATTTCGCTAAAACCGGGCTTTATCCGTGGCTCCTTGGCGGGGTGTCGATTGCCCTTGTGCAAGGCCTGAACCGAAGGCTCGCCTTCATCTGGCAAGACGTATTCATCCTGCTCGTAAGCGGTTCGGATGGTCGCAAGGGTCTTTGCGCCCGTGTGATGCTGCGAGACATCCAGACCAAGATGGACGGCTACCGTTCGCAGCTCCGCCGGGGTTGCTTCGTTGAGCTTTATCGTCGGCATTTCAAACTCGCCTTGCTGGGGGGTGCGCAGCAAAAAGCCCCGGCCGTTGAGGGCCAGGGCTTAGGTCGCTGCGTCAGTCTGGGTAGGCGTCAGGCTGCGGTGACGAACCCGGCCAGCACGAGGGCCGCGATTATCCGGTTGACCGCGACGGAGATTTCGGTGCCGGATGCGCTGGTGGTGAGGTCGGCGATGGCGGGCTGCGGCTCCATCGGCCCGGCGGTGCCGGCGAGCAGCGATCCGAGCACCTTCGTGTTTTCCGTCAGGGTGCCGCCGCCCCCGACGCGCAACGCCAAAATGGCATTCTCGCGGGTGTAGGTGTTGACAGGCATGGGTCGCTCCTTATTTCCCGCGCGAGGCGATGTAGTGGTAGACCTTCCCGTTCACCGAGACGGTGGTTCCCACGGTGACGCCCGGCGCGTCGCCGCCAACGGTGCCCGCATAGGCGGTGATGCCGTTGCTCGTGACCTTCGACAGCGCACCTGCAAGGGCGACGGTGGTGCCCGGGGTTGCCTTGAACCACTCGGCGCCGGCGTTGGCGTCCGTGATGTTGATGACGCGGATGTGGTCAGGAATGAACCCCAACAGAAGATTGATGGCCGCTCCGGTTCCGGTATAGGTGCCGACGTAGCTGTTTCCGACGCTCATGGCGTGGCTCCTTCTTGGCTTCAGGCAAAAGCGATACGGGCCGCGCGATCATGCACGGCCCGTATCGGGGCATCACAGGGCGGAGACGGCGACCTCGTAGCGCATCATCCAGTCGTCGTTCAGGATGACAGCAGCGTGCCACCCCTTCCAAGCCATCACGCCCCGCTGACCGAGCGGATCGTCCTTGGTCTTTTTGCCGGCGCTGATGACCGTCGGGCTGATCGAATCGCCGCCGCGCATGGGAACCGTCGCCCAAGCGTATTTGCCGAAGATCAAGATCGGGTAGACGTCGATGTTCGTGTCGTCGGCCGCGACCATGCCGGTGGAGCCGACCGAGGCGCCTGCGCCGAGGAACGGCGCCAGATCCGGGGACAGGATGTAGCGGACATCCTCGACAGACCCGATTTCGTATTCGGAAACCGTGCTGCGCGTCCCGTAATCCGCCACGTCTTTGAAGCCTGGCATGGAGCGGATGTCGCTCTCCAGGTCCGTGTGCCCCACGGCGATATAGGCGCCGTGGACCGAGCGCGTGCCGTAGAGCACGCTGGAGCTGAGGATCGAGGTGATCTTCTGCGCCTTCTGGGCCTTCATCGAGCGGATGATCGCCCGCTGCTTCGTCAGCGAGATCGCGTGCGCCGTCGCGTTGCGCGCGGTGCCGGTGGCGTAGGTGACGCTGGTGCCGCCCTTGACGACGCCATAGTTCAGCGCCTCCATCGTGCGGCCGATGTTCTCGCCGTGCATCTCGGCCATGCTGTTGATGACCGGATCTTCGTGCGTGTCCTCGATCACGTCCGTGAAGTTCGACCAGTCGCCATACTGCTGGAGGCTGACGGTCACATCCTCGTAGGCGAAGGTCGTCCCATCGGGAGTCACACCCTCGACCAGCGGCGTGGTCGAGGCCGTGAACGGGATCGGGCGCCGGAACTTCATCTCCAAGCCCTTGTTCTTGGGCATGGGCTTGGTTTCGCCCAGCTTGTCCAGCACCATGACGGGCCCGGCGTGCCGAAGCATCTTGAGGGCGGCATAGGTCTGCGTGCGCGGCGAGATCCCCGCATCGGTATATTTCACCATCGTCTATTCCTTCGAGGGTTGTGCGCCCTACCGCTTGCCCATTCCGGCCGCCACCATCTGGTTGAACATCGCCAAGTGGTCGCCATCCTTCGGGATGCCCGAAGCGGATGAACGACCCTCGCGACGAGGCCCTGCGGTGGAAGCGATCTGGCGTTGTCGGCGGCTACGCTGGGCGCTTGGCGGATCGCCGGGCGCCAGAGGGTCTTTTTGGTGGAATTGCTGAAACCGCCGGATCAGGTCCGCCGCTTCCATGGGGTCTTCGATCTGCCCCCCATTGCGCTGCGCCGCTTGGCGATCGGCGAGGGGTTGATCCATGATCCAAGTCCCGAACGCGCTTTCGTTCGCGGCGACATAGGCCATGCCGCCGGGGGCATGGCGGTCGAGGTCAGCGCGGTTGGCTGCGTGGCTTTGGGCAACGCTCTGCTCGGCTTCGGCAAGCTCGGAGCCTTGCGCCGCGATCATCGCCGCAAGCTGAGACTTGAGCTGTCCAAGCTCCGCGTAGAGCGGTGCGGAAATCTCCGGGAAGTCCTCCAAAACGCTCGCCCTGGCAGCGGCGAAGTCTTCGGTTCCCGCCGCCTCAGTTACCGCGGCCATCTGCTTGCGCATGGCCGCGACACGTCCCTGTGCCGACCGTTGATCGCCGCGCAGCTTGACGTTTTCAGCGCGAAGAGCGGCCACCTTGTCGGCGCCGTCCTCGTCCTCGTCATCGTCGTCATAGCCGTCGGGATCGTCATCGTTGTCACCAGCGGTGCTCTCGTCAGCGTCGGGCGGCGTGTCGCCGGCCTCGGCATCGGGGTCTTGCTGGCTTTCGTCGCCTTCATCCGGGAACTGCTTGAGCATCTCGGACCAGAGAACGTCAGCGTCGTCTAAGCCGTCCGCTTGCGCAGACGCATCATCAGGCTCAATCGCCATGAGGTATTCCCTTTCGGGTGGTCAGGGGTGGCGCCGGTCCCACGAGGGGAGCTTTGCCGGGATCGGTCAGGGAGAAGCGGCATGGCCGCCGGTCCAAGACGCGATTTCGTCAGCCTTTGGGTGGTTGCCCAAGGCTTTGGATGGCCCGAAGCGCCGCAATTTGGCCTCGGGCAAACTCGGTGTCTGGCATGTCAACGCGATGCGCCTCGGTGACGAGGCGGGCGCGGTCCAGCATTTCCTTGGCGCGCTCGGTCACGCATCGCCACGTATCGCTGTGGCGATCAACGCGGGGGGCATCCATCAGACGGACCCCCCAGAACTAACGCCGGTGCGCTCCTGCATTCCAACCTCGACCGCCACGCCGCGCTCCTTGCTGGCACGGTCCTCGCGCCTGTCGAACGCTTTGGCGGCGCGATCGGCGTCGCCCTTGTTGGAAGCCTCCGCGGAAGTCATCATCGCGGTATCCTGCTGGATCAGGGCGATTTCCTTGGCCATCTCGTTGGTGGCGTTAGCCATGCCAACTTTGGCGTCGAGCTCTGCGTCGGCCTGTTCGATCTTGCGCGTCTCGATCTCCATTCGCCGCTGCTCGGCGCCGCCATCGCCCTCCGCCTCCGCTGCCTGAGCCGCCATGTCGTCCAGCATCTTTTTGAACTCATCGTCGGTCAGGATGATCTCGTCGGCCTTCAGCATGTGCGCCTGCATGATCCGCCGCAAAAGCGGCAGGCCGTTGTCGCGCAGCATGGGGCCGAACACTGGATGGCCCCCGTAGCGATCCGCCATGGCGATCAGGTTTTGCGCCTGCATCTCGCGCACCATCAAGACGCTGGAGCCGCGCGCGATGACCTTGTGGTCGCCCTTGATTTCCTCGCGCGGGCTGAACTGCATGTTCCAGTCGAAAAATCGCCGGATCAGCGTCTCGGGCACGTCGTCATCGAACTGCTTCACGATCTTGCGGAACACGATGTTGCCCGCCGACGTGAGGATCGCCATGCCCTGCGCGGTCTTCGTGACGCCCGTGCCCTGCTCGCCCTGCGCAAACGCGGGCATGCCTGCAACCTCATCCGCCAGCATCATGGCGCGCTGCTCGATCGCGAGCATTTCCCCAAGCGCGCTGTTGACCTGGAACATATCGAACGGCTTCGCGCCCCCCATGTTTCCAATGCTGTCGCGCTTCCACACCTTGAAAGACCGCGGTATCCAATCGCCGTCTTCCGGCTCGATCTGCGTCTTGTCGATGACAATTTGCGGACCAGCCGTGGCGCCGCCGTGGTCGAGGATAATCCGCCAGACGCCGTTGATGATGCTCTGCGCGTCGTTGAGAAGCGACGGCATCCCTCGGCCAAAAATTGACGCCTCGTCAGGCTCGATGCGAAACACCGAATACAGCGTCTCGCCGCTGTCGAGCGGGTAGGGCGCCACCTTCAGGATCTCATAATCGCAAAACCAGACGATCGCGTTCACCTGGTCCAGAATGTCGTATTTCTCAGCTTCGTTCTCGCCCTCTTTGTCACCGGCGTCCTGGTAGAGCCCCTTCAGGTCGCCCGCCTCGATCGGCCCCGAGTATTCCCAGACGCAGTAGCAGCCCTTGTCTGTCGTCACCGCGCCCTCGCCTATGGCGCGCAGCTCGGACAGATACGCGCTTTCGCTTGTGCTGGCCGGGGTTTGAATGATCCGACGGATTGCGTCGCGGTCAAACCCATCCTCCTTCGCAAGCTCGCGCATCTGCTTTTTGTTCAGCATGTGGCGCTCAAAAACACCCTCGCCGTCCTCGACGTTGGCCACGCTCATGTCAGGAAAAAAATTCCACGGGTCCACGCGCTTCACGGTCGGCTGTTCGGGCTCGGTCCAGACCAGATCGAAAGCGTCTTCGGGGAGGCGATCTTCTTCACCCGGCGGAGCGGACGACTTTTTCCAGCCGCGGCGCTTTTTGCCACCGGCGATCGGGCCCTTTACGACCCCGGCGCCCATCTTGCACGCATCCATGATGACGACGCGAGCCTTGGCGGGCCAATTCGACTCGTCAAGCTGATCCTTGATCTGCTCCTGCATGCCCGCAGCGCGCCTCACAGCCTCCTCACGCTCCGCCACCAATTTCTGAGACACCGACGCGGCAGAATTGGCAAGCTGCCCTGCCGCCTCTGCGCCGGGCTGGCCCTGCTGCGCCTGAGCGGTGGCCGTCGCCTCGTCGGTGATCTGAGTGGCTTCGAGCGCAACGCGCACAAGCTGGGGATATGCCGTCGCCTCGATGCCCCAGTTCAAATCGTCGGTCGGAAACAGCATGTCGCTCAGCTTCGCGGCCATGGCGTTGGTCTTCACCCGCGTCACGTTGACGAACACCTGACTGCGCTCGCTATCGTCCAGCAGCTTTTGCGTCTTCTCGTCATAGACGCCATGGAACCGGCGCAGGTCGTCCAGCCACCGCACCTCAAGCTCGGAGCGATCCCCCTCGCGGCGGCGGACTTCCGTTTTCAGGTCATCAAGAACGCGAGACGATGCGTTCATCTTTTGTGCGTTTTCATCGCCATCCTTGACGGTGGCGGCGTCTTGCGTGTTGTAGGCCATCAGTAGCCAGCCCTCCCGTCAGCAGGTCTTGTCGATGATTTGGACCACCCGGCGTTGCCTACCGGGCGGACGCGAGCAACCAGCCGCCCAGAGGCGACCAGGTATCGAAGGCAATCCATTGCGTGATCGGTTTTTTTGATGATCTTGCCGTTTTCGTCGCGGCGGTAGAGTGAATATTCGTGGCGAAAATTGCTGAGCGTGTTGAAAACCTTGATGCGGCCCTCGCTCAAGCCCTCCCAAACCGCGTAGATCCCGCTTTCGACGCCGTTGTCCGCGTTGGTGATGTGAAGGCCGAGCTCCCGATAGGCGATCATCAGTTGCTCGCCGTCCTTCTGCGCCCGCCCATTCGCCGCCGGGTCGATCACGCCTTGAACCCAGTCGCCCCGGGCCTTGATTGCGGCCGCGTGAACGGCCGGCTTTTCGTGCCCGCGGTAATGCTCGGAGTAGACGTAGAGCGTCCGCTCCTCGCGGTTCCATGCCCCCCACAATGCCGCCGTCTTGTTCCAACCAACGTCCATGCCGTAGGCGCGCGGCCAATAGTCGGGGATCTCAAACGGCTTCACGACGATCTCGTCCCACGGGATCGGGTAGATCGCACCGGCGCCGAGCGATGGCGTGCCCCTTGAACGGGGGCCGCGCAGGTGGGGCAGCGTGCCCCGGAGCAATTCCGCCTTGGTGGCGGCGTCGAGGTGCGGAACGTCGTCCCATCCAGCCGAGACGACATAGCGGCTGGGGCTGATTTCGGGCATCAGTTGTTTGACCCGACGTGCAGCTTGTCCCCGATTTCGACCTCCATTCGCTCGAAACGGGCATCCATGCGATTGACCACCCGCAAAATCTCCTCCAGCCGAGTGAAGATCACAGCAACGTCGCGCTCGACGGCTGACTGGCGGGCTTCCAGCGTCGTGACGCGGACATCACTGCGGTCTTGGCGCCGCTCAAGTTCATCCAGCGAGCTTGTGCGTTGGCCGACCCAGACGCCGGCGCCGATAACACCGGCCAGAACCGTCCAGGCGACGATCATCGTGACCGAAAACGGGCGCTCCCCGTTGCTGGCCCCGCTCATCGGGCCCCCTCCGCTTCGGTGCGCCCGAAGATCACGGCGGGGATGGCGGGCCACAGCATCAAAATGGGAGTGACGGCGAAAAACGCGGCAGCGCCACCCGACCAGATCACTGAAGCGGCGACCGCGCCGACGATCGAGGTGGGCAGATCACCCAGCCACCAGTCGCGCAGCACGCGCACCGTGGGGCGTCGGTAGTATTGCACGGCCTCCCAAGCAAACCCCCATAGCGCAATGGTGGCCAAGGCTGCGGCGGTGGGATTGGCGCCCAGAAACAGGAAGCCAAAGCAAACCCATGCCGAGATTGCTTCATGGGCCAGTTGGTTCTGAGCGACTCTATGAGGGCGTTGAAGCTCGCCCCCGTCGCTCGTTGTGGTGTCTGCGATCAGGTCTCGCAGGCGGCTGGCGATCATCGGTCAGTCTCCACCGCAGTCAGCCCCATCGCTGCAATCGCTGCAAGCCCGTCTTCGCCCAAGATCGCCGTGATCTGCGTTGGCGATGCAAGCGGGCTGTCGTCCCCCTGAATGAGCGCCACAGCCGCTTGAGCGCGCGCGGCGCCCGCCATGTTGACCAAGTTGTCGGTGTCCCAAGAGGGCCGCGCAAGCGCTGATGTTGCCAGTCCTAAGAACTGGGTTCCGATTATGCCAGACGCAGCGGAATACAAGTTCCCAGCGTCGTCCTTCCATGTTCCGCCGTTATAGGTCAGGGCATCGGCAGGACCGAACGCGAGGACCATTGCCAAGTGGTTGGCGTCAGAGACCATAGACACGGGGCAGGCGATTGTAATCCTCATGTCAGTATCCCCCGGTCACATTGACGGTCCATCCACGAGCGCGCAGGGTGTCGATAGCGGGCCGTCCTGTGCCCACGGACGGAGCCGTCCCGCCTGACTGGTCAAACTGGCGCGTCCCAGCCGCAATGCCCGAGGCGACAAGAGATGTGAGAATGTTGTCGATACTGGCTTCCGAAAGATTTGTGTTGGTAAAGGCGTCGGCAAATAAGCCCCCGCTTATATCGTCAAAGAAATTTGCTGGAAAATTGGCAAGTGAGTCACAGTTAGCCCAAGTTAGAGTGAAATTACTGCCGGAAGATGTGTCAAGCAAAGTCATGGTCACTATGCTGCTGTTGCCAATCCACGCCGCTCTAAAGTTTTCGACCACAGACGTGTCATACGAAGGAACCGTTACCTGGCCTGTGCAGCCCTCCCACGCAGACTGAAGATTTGTGCACGAGGACATATCGAGCAACGGAAATTGCGTGATTTCCGATCTGCCCCTCCAAAATAGGCGCATATTGGTAACTGCGCCGTAACTGGCGACCGCACCATTTGCGACCATTTCCGCCTCGGCTGCGGCCTTTTCGCCAGCGGTTAGCGAGCCGCTGCGAATAACCTGGCCCACCAGCGCTCCGCCGGGAAAGTATTGGCCGTTGCTTCTTCCGCCTACCTCATAGGCTCCCGCCGGAATTGTCACCTCATAAGACGCCGTGCCCACATCGGTGCCGAGCACCATAGTTCCCGTCCAGCCACCAGCGGGAACGGTGA